AAGACGATATGTAAGGTGATTTATGCCAGCCAAAACTGGAACTAAAGGATTTGGAAAGGGTCGCGCAAAGTTAGGATCTAAGAAACGCAAGGCTCGTCGAAAGAGAACCAAATGATTGATTTGGCTCTTGGTTTGTTGCTCGCAGGTGGATTGTTCATCGGAATTATATTTCTGGTGAAGTTCCTCTGTGAAGCATTTGCATGGTTACATGAGAAAACAAAATGGTAGAGATTGATCCAGAACTTTGGAATGAAGAGACTTATAAAGTATATAAAAGTGAACCCATGTTATCGTGGGAAGCCTGTGAGATGATTGCATTTAATCGCATTATGAAAAAACAGAAAGATGAAAGTATCAATCGGCAAGTACCCTAAAAAGGGTGAACAAAAAATCTCTGTTCGTATCGATCCATGGGATACTTGGTCTATGGATCGTACACTTGCGCTCATCATCTATCCGATGCTCAAGCAGTTACACAAAACGAATCACGGTGCGCCTTGCACTGATGACGACGATGTTCCTGAACATCTTCGTTCTACCAATGCCAAGCCAAAGAAGAATGAATGGGATACAGACGAGTTTCACTTCAAGCGTTGGGATTGGATCATGAAAGAAATGATCTGGGCGTTTGGTGAACTTGCTCGAGATCGCGACCCCACTTTTTGTATCAAGAAGGGCAAGTACAAGTGGGTACAGAAAGAGGGTGAAGACTGGAGTGAAAGAGTGACTCTTGTTGAACCAGTTTATGATATGGAAAAGATGAAAGCATATCATGCTCGAAAGAAGAATGCCTTTCGTTTGTTTGGGAAATACTATGAAAATCTTTGGGACTAATAATGATAAGAACCCTAGACTATGTTTCTCTGCGGAACAAATTTAGAAACGCAGAACCATTCAGTCACGTAGTGATTGATGATTTCTTCACTGAGGAAACTGCTGATGCAATTGCCAGCAGTTTTCCAGCGCATGATGATTCTGTATGGACTGTGTCATATGACAATCCTGTAGAAAAGAAAAAAGCCTGTTCGCATTGGGATAAATTTCCAGCACCAATCTATTCAACGCTTTTCTATTTGTGTAGTCAAGAGTTTGCAAGCACTCTGAGTCAAATTACTCTTTCTTCAATTGTCATTCCAGATTATGGATTACATGGTGGTGGGATGCATTCTCACAATCGTGGCGGCAAACTAAACGTTCACAAAGACTATTCTTTACATCCTAAACTTCCTCTGATGAGAAATTACAATCTTATCATTTACATGACACCTGATTGGGACTCTTCGTGGGGTGGTGGTCTAGAACTTTGGAGTCATGACGAAGAAACGCAGCAGCCAAAAGAATGTGTGACAAAAATTGAGAATAAATTTAATCGAGCAGTCTTGTTTGATACAACACAAAATTCATGGCACGGATTGCCAGAGGAACTGACCTGTCCAGAACATATTGCTAGAAAGAGTCTTGCGACATATTATTTGAGTTATGTAAACAGCAAGGCTGAATCTAGAAAGCGCGCATTGTATGCTCCATATAAAGATCAAAAGAACGACCCATCTGTGATTGAATTTTGTAAAAAGAGAAGTCAATGAAAGTCTCAATTATCACTGCAACAATTGGCAAACCACAACTCGCCAATTGTATAGAATCTGTTCGCAATCAGACATACAAAAACATAGAGCACATCGTTGTTATTGATGGGAAAGAACATTGGAACAATGCAGATGAAATCTTAACTGCAGTTGAATTCCCAGCAAATAATCCTCAAGAAAATTTGATTGTTCTCCCATACTCAACAGGTAAAGATAGATTCAATGGGCATCGAATCTATGGAGCATTCACATATCTTGCAAATGGCGATTTTGTTTTCTGGCTTGATGATGACAATTCAATTGAACCGAATCATGTTGAGAGTCTTGTAAATCTTGTGACTGAGAACAAATTAGATTGGGCGTACTCTCTTAGAAAGATTGTCGATGATAATGATAATGTCATCTGTAATGATGATTGTGAGAGTCTTGGTAAATGGAAGTCAGTGCTCAATGATCATTTCGTTGATGTGAATTGTTTCTTTCTTAGAAAAGATATTGCAGTCTCTGTTTCACCAATCTGGAATCGTAAAGCAAGAGAACCAGGAGTGATGGAAGTCGATCGTGCACTGACAGCAGTTCTAATGCACGATAAAAACAATCTAAAGTTTGACACCAACAATGATTATACTGTAAGATACAGAGTTGGTAGTACTGGCATTTCTGTCAAGAAAGAATTTTTTCTTGAGGGCAACAAGATAATGGCAGAATCTTACAAAGGAAAACTCCCATGGAAAAAATAAATGCATGCGTTGTTTCGGTGTCAATGCCAAACATCAATCGTAAGACAGTTGAATTGCAGCGCGAGGTTGTGCAGAAGTTTAATCCAAATAATTATCCACACTATCAATTCTTCGTTGGCATGGATGTCAAGCATGGTGTTTTCCTAGATTATTTCTGGGGTTTAAATGGAATTAAAGCAGGTGTCTTAAAGGATAAAAATATCCCAAAACAATTAGATCATGATGTGGTTATTGTTCTTGATACTGACTGTATTCCTTTGAGTGAACGTGCGCTAGAATACTATGCGAAAATTGCATTACAAGGTAAACTTATTGGAAATGCCCAACGTACAAATCATCTTCAAAATAATCAACATGTATTTGCTGCTCCTTCTGCTTCTGCAATCAGCAAAGAAACATATGTTAAAATTGGTGCACCGTCAGCACTTGAAACAGAACGTTCTGATGTATTGGAAGAATATACTTGGGCTGCAGAGGCAAATGGTGTGGATGTGTTTAAGGTTTTGCCATTGAGGTATGATGCTCCCCCACAACGATATGATTGGGAAAGGAATCAGCCTCCATACTGGGATCTTGCCGACGGAATGCCGAAGTATGGAATGGGTACAACATACGGCGATGAAAACGGAGATTTGTTCTGGCATAATTTTCAAATTCGAATGCCAGGACAAGAAGAACGTTTTTGGAATAAATGCGAAGAAGTTTTAATACGAGGTATGTATGAAGATCGTAGTATTAAGCACTGACACAGAGCAATATTTACTACAATGGTGGTTGCCTCATAGTGCCAAAAAATTTGATTTTGGTGTTGTAGTTGATTTTGGACTTGGAAACGAAGAAGACAACACTTATGATTTGTATAAAAAGTATGCCCCTCATTGGAGATACTACAAAGTAACACAAGAAGAAATTGGAACTTTTTTGTGGGATGTTGTTCTTTCTAAAATTGAAAAGGATCTTCTTAATGAATTCCCAGGAAGTTGGATTACATCTTTAAATCCAACTGAATTTTTAATCGGTAATTTGTCGTGTTTAGATTCATTTGATGAACCGCGACAGGTATTAATTCCCTGTCATCTGATGAATGATGCAATTGAAAATGAAAACGTAGAACCTGACCCAAATATCCCTTTGTTTGATCAACGCCATCATGGTGTTCATTATAGAAATGATTTTCCACATCCGCATCATGGAACAAGTATTGAATTACACAATAAAACAAAACCAGAAGGGGTTGTGTTGAATACAAGATGGATGAGAAGTATTCATAACTATCCTGTCGACTATCTTTCAACTTCTGTATATAAAGTTGGAAGACATTTCTGGGATATGAGTTTACATACAGAGGATTTGGCAGTCTGCCATTTAAATTTATCTCCGTTCACAGACTCATTTGTAAAACGTAAAACACAAATCAAAAATAGATTAACAAAAACAGATTTGAGTATGGAGCGCGGAATACACCACAGTGTTGCTACATTAGAAACTATTTTGGCAGCAAAAAGATTTTATGATCAACTAACAGTTGATCTGAGTGATGAAATTAAACGATTAGAAAGTTCGAGGTAATAACATGGCAAATCGTAGTGATTTTTTTAATGCTAAACTTCCACGCCACTTCAAGCGAATGCTTGCAATGGCAGAAACATATGGATGGGTGAAAGATGAACATGAGCGAGGCAGACTCAAAAAGAGTTTCATCACTGCTCATGCAAATCACGTTGGATTTAAGTTGAAGCGCAACGCAGTTGAAACTTCTAACGATGAATAGTCTCTCTGAACTCAAAGACTTTTTTGTCAACAATCAAATACAAATTAAAAGTTTTGATGGTTGGCAATTGAAAGTCGGCAAAGATCTTTGGACTATGCATGATGGCGTCTACTATAGAAATAATCTTCCGCAAAGTCTAAAAGATAAAACCCTATTTGATTCATATAAAAAGGTAACAGATAATGTCAAACATCAAAGCACTCAAACTCGTAAATGGCGAGGAATTAATTGTAGAAATCGAAGAGGATAGTGAAGATCAAATTACATTCACAAATCCTGTTGCTTGCGTTCTTCAACGTGGTAAAGATGGCACGCCAGTTCTTGGTTTCATGCCATGGATGCAAGCAAGCAATCCTCCATTTACAATCAAGAAGAATCATATTCTTGTTATCGCAGAGGTTGCCACTGAGGTGAGAAACGGATATAATCAGATCTTCGGAGCAGGAATTGTAGTCCCTCCAAAGCAATTGATTACGGGGTAACATGTCCGATTTCTATACAAACATCTCGGTAGCAGGTAAGTATATCCTCTATCGAGGTGTTGAGAATGACAAAAGGGTCCGACGAAAGATTGAATTTCGTCCGACCTTTTTCCTTTTGTCTCAAGACAAGTCAGAATACAAAACATTGGATGGGCAAGATGTAAAGCCAATCCAACCTGGCACTATTCCAGAGTGTCGAGAATTTCTAGAGAGGTATAAAAGTGTCGATAATTTCCCTGTTTTTGGCAATAATCGCTATGAGTATGCTTATATTGCCGATAGTTATCCTGATGATATTCTTTGGGATATTAACAAAATTACTATCGCTTATCTCGACATTGAAGTTGGATCAGAAAATGGATTCCCTGAACCAAGAGCAGCCAACGAATCAATCACAGCCATCACTATCAAACTCAAGGGTAATTATTTTGTGTTTGGTGTCGGCGATTATAGCAAGCATCGTGACGACGTGCACTATGCAAAGTGTCGAGATGAGTCAGACCTTATACGAAGATTCATTGATTTCTGGTCAAGATTCCATCCAGATGTAGTGTCAGGCTGGAACGTCAAGTTCTTCGATATCCCATACCTTGTAAATCGTATCACAAAAATCCTCGGAGAGGATGAAGCAAAGAAACTCTCTCCGTGGAATCGTTTATCATCACGAGAAGCATTTGTGATGAATCGTGAGCATCAAGTCTATGAACTTGATGGTGTAGCAACTCTTGATTACATTGAATTGTATCGCAAGTTTACATACTCACAACAAGAATCCTATCGCCTTGATCATATTGCTCACGTTGAATTGGGTGAGCGTAAGATGGATTACTCAGAGTATGAAACTCTACATGAGTTGTACAAACAAGATTATCAGAAATTCATTGAATATAATATTCGAGACGTTGAACTTGTTGAGAAACTCGAAGACAAGATGAAGTTGATTGAGTTGGCATTGACTCTTGCATATGATAACAAGGTCAACTACGACGATGTGTTCACGCAGGTGCGCATGTGGGATGCGATTGTCTACAACTATCTCCTCAAAAAGAAAGTTGTAATTCCGCAGATGTCTCATGGTGTCAAGAGTTCTCAGTACGAAGGCGCATATGTCAAGGATCCGATCCTTGGAATGCATCAGTGGGTTGCGTCATTTGACTTGAACAGTCTGTATCCACACTTGATCATGCAGTACAACATCTCAATGGAAACTCTTGTTGAGCCAAAGAATTATAACTCAGCAATGAGAAACTTCTTGAGCAATAACAAAATCAATGTTGAGTCGTTGCTCCATCAGCAAGTTGATACAAGCCCATTGAAAGACTCTGGTGTAACATTGACACCAAATAGCCAGTTGTTCCTAACGAATGAGCAGGGTGTGCTTCCTGAGATCATGGACACCATGTACAAAGATCGCACACGATATAAGAAATTGGCAATTGAAGCCAAAAAGAAAATTGAAACAGTCCTTGAAGATAAGAATCAAGTTGAGTATCTTGAAAAGCAGGTTGCGCGATACAATAATCTTCAGTTGGCAAAGAAAGTTACACTAAACTCTGCTTACGGTGCGCTGGGCAATCAATACTTCCGATTCTTCGACATTCGTATCGCCGAAGGCATTACAACAGCAGGTCAGTTGTCTATTCGTTGGATTGAGAAGAAAATCAATGAATACATGAACAAATTGCTCAAGACAACAAATAAAGATTATGTAATTGCGTCAGACACTGACTCAATCTATTTGAACATGGGACCATTGGTTGACAAATTGTATCCAAATGTGTCAGATACAAAGAAAGTCATCAAGTTCATGAACAAGGTTTGTGATGATAAATTGCAACCATTCATTGATTCTTCCTATGATGAATTAAGAGACTATGTGAATGCGTATCAACAGCGCATGGAGATGAAGCGCGAATCTCTTGCAGACAAAGCAATCTGGACTGCAAAGAAACGATATATTCTAAATGTGCATGATAGCGAAGGTGTGGCATATGCCAAACCAAAACTCAAGATCATGGGTCTTGAGGCTGTCAAATCCTCAACGCCATCTGCTTGCCGTGTGAAGATTAAGGAAGCAATCAACCTCATCATGACGCAAACTGAAGATGATCTTCATAAGTTTATTGATAAGTTCCGTCAAGAGTTCAAACAACTTCCTGTTGAGGACATTTCTTTTCCTCGATCAGTCAATGGTCTTGGTGAATATGCAGACGCTGCAAGTATCTTCAGGAAGGGCACGCCGATTCATGTGAAGGGTGCTCTTGTGTACAATCACTATCTGGAAGAATTTAAGTTGACAAGAAAGTTTCAACTGATCCAAGAAGGTGAGAAGATCAAGTTTGTCTATCTGAAGCAACCAAATATCTTCAATAACAATACTCTTGCATTCATTTCTGGTCTACCAAAACAATTTCGTGCTGAGCAGTACATTGATTATGACTTGCAGTTTGAAAAATCATTTGTTGAGCCACTCCAAATTATTCTATCATCAATTGGATGGCACTCAGAAAAAGTTGCGTCCCTGGATTGCTTTTTTGAGTAATCTGTTATATACTACAATTCTACCTTTTGTGGAGAAATGCCATGAGCCTACTTGAAAAGTTAAAGAAAAATACGACAATTAAAGACACTGCTATTCTTGCAAACTCAAAGTTTTTTGCAGCCAAGGATATGATTCAGACCAACATTCCTGTTGTGAATGTTGCGTTCTCTGGAGATCTTGATGGCGGTTTCACTCCTGGACTTACCATGTGGGCTGGTCCGAGTAAGCACTTCAAGACTGCATTCAGTCTTTTGATGGCAAAAGCCTATCAAGAAAAATATCCAGAGTCAGTTGTTTTGTTTTATGACTCTGAGTTTGGCACACCACAAAACTACTTTACATCATTTGGCATTGACATGGAGCGTGTTGTTCACACTCCAGTGACTGATGTTGAGCAGTTAAAGTTTGACGTGATGAATCAGTTGCAGAACATTGAACGTGGTGATCGCGTGATGATTGTGATTGACTCGATTGGCAATCTTGCATCAAAGAAAGAAGTTGAAGATGCGCTTGAGCAAAAGTCTGTTGGTGACATGACTCGCGCCAAGCAAATTAAATCCCTGTTCCGTATGGTGACCCCTCACCTCACCCTAAAGGACATTCCGATGGTCGTAGTAAATCATACCTACAAAGAAATTGGTATGTTTCCCAAGGATATTGTCGGTGGCGGAACAGGTTCCTATTACTCTGCTGACAACATCTACATCCTTGGTCGTCAGCAGGAAAAGGATGGTCAGGAGTTGATTGGTTACAACTTTATCATTAATGTTGAGAAGTCACGTTATGTTCGCGAAAAAGCCCGTATCCCTGTCACTGTTCGTTTCGATGGCGGTATTTCTCGTTACAGCGGTCTTTTGGATATGGCACTTGAGTCTGGTCATGTAACCAAGCCAAGCATGGGTTGGTACGCAAAAGTCGATCGCTCAACAGGTGCAATTGAAAGTAAGAAGTGGCGTCTGGCTGACACAGATTGTCCAGAATTCTGGGCGTCGATTCTTGCTGATGATACGTTCAAGCAATGGGTTCGCGACAACTATCAGTTTAGTTCAATCATGACTGGAAACACTACCGATGATGATGAATAAAATTCAAGACTTTCTTGCAAAAGTCGATTTTTGGTATGCAGAAAAGTTTGTTCGTTTGGACAAAGAATATACTTTTCATGTTGATATTTCAAATCCATCAGCAGTCTCAATTAAGTTACTTCGAAGATATCCAGGTGTAATTGTTCAATATGATAACATCAAGATTGATGATGATGGTCAATGTCTTTTTGACGTGAACGTTATCGCGAATCCAAACAATCTTGATGTAACATCTTCTAGGTTTCATAAGTTTACTTCATATGTTTTTCGTAGTATACTCATTGGCTCAATAAAGAATTCTGGGGAACCGCATGAAAACAGAGACACTGATTCTCTCCAATCTGGTAAGAAACGAAACGTTCATGAGGAAGGTGCTACCGTTCATGAAGAGCGAGTACCTAACAGAAAGTCACGAAAAAAAGCTGTTCGAGGAAATAAAACAGTTCATTCTGAAGTATAACAATCTTCCTCCAATCACAGCACTTCAAATCAGTCTAAAGGAATCAACAAAACTTACTGAAGTTGAGTTAAATAAGTCTCTGGAATTGCTGAAGGAGATAGCAAGTGACACAACAGAGCAACAAGTGGGCTGGTTACTTGATACAACGGAAAAGTTCTGTCAAGAAAAAGCAGTCTATAATGCAATCATGGACTCAATTCAGATCCTCGATGGCAAAGATCCAGCGAGGGGCAAAGGAAGTATTCCCACTCTTCTTTCTGATGCTTTGGGCGTTAGTTTCGATCCTCATATTGGTCACGACTTTTTGGATGGCTACACTGATCGCTACGATTTTTATCATCGTATCGAAAAAAGAATACCCTTCGATCTTGAATATTTCAACAAGATTACTAAAGGAGGACTTCCGCAGAAGACCCTTAACATTGCTCTTGCAGGTACTGGTGTCGGCAAGTCTTTGTTTATGTGCCATGTGGCTGCTAGTTGTTTGGTTCA